GGACCTTGATGACTATTTATACTGCGGATTAATTGAAAGACATTACAATGAGGGCCTTAATGGATGGAATGAAAGAATCGCTAAATTAAATAGAGCTGAATTACTGTTATAAATTTTTCTCGGAATTTAATCCGAGTTTATAACTCAAAAAAAATACACAATTAGACCTATTTTATTGCTTTATCGACTAAAGCAGTGAGATAGGCTTTTTTTATGCCTATTTTTTCTCGGAATCGGCTCCGAGGCCAAAATTTACGTTTTGATATACTTAACTTGAAATCAGAAAAAGTATCGACGGATATGTCTTTTGTGGTTTCAAAAAAGGGATATTACGTGAGTAATAAACCGACTATGTTCTAGTACTTGCAACACTAGAACAAGCACCTTACATCGAGTTGCAAACGATGGTGCAATAAGGTGCAAAAACAATTTAATAAGCAGATCCAACTTTTGCACAGGAGGGCTGCAATAACTGAAACGGAAGTCAAAAATACTGCCGTTCTTATTGCTATGCCTTCCTCTTGGGAACTGCTCTATAAGAAGCCTTCGTTTCAGTAAAGCAAATTACTCAAACGGAGGTTTTTTAATGATTGAGTTAAAAGAATATTACACAACAAAAGAAGAAGCTGTAGCTGCATTAGCAGAATACAACGAAGGTAGACCAGAAAAGGAACAAAAAGCTTATATCTACATGTATGACAGCTATCAAAGAAAACGCATGTACATAATTTGTGAGCTTGAATACTTTTATTGGTATAGGAATCAAGAACGTGGGGAGAGAAGAAAACGTGATATTGAAAGTAGATGCGTTGTCCCTTCAGCTCACTTTGGATTAAAGAAATGCATGGAAGACTGTAATAACTGTCCTTATGGAAAACTCAAAAGAGATGGTGCTCCATTATCTCTTGATTATATGTACACAAACAAAGATGGTGAGGAGTTTGAAATCGAGATCGAAGATGAAAGTCTAAGTGTTGACGAACAAAACGAACAAGATGAACGTATGGAATTTGTAAGACAATTACTCGATGAACTTAAAGGCATTGATAAGCAAATAATCGACTTATTCCTTGATGGAAAGAAGGATAGAGAAATCGGTGAAATATTAAATATCAATGTAAACACCATCAAAACCAAACGAACAAGAATAATCCAAAAACTAAAAATAAAAATTGAAGAAAACTTTTGAAACCTTTTGCTCGAACTCCGCCATTGGATACTAGGAAGGCAAATAAGACCTTTCAAATTCTAATAAGGAGGTTGAGCTATGTACTCAAACAAAAAAGTAGCTAGGGATAAACATTTGCTTACTGACCATGAGATGGTTGGCGATCTTCTCATGATATCAGCAGTCAGTAAAGCCCTGGCAAGATCAATCGTACTTAAAAGTACAAAGATGGAAGGCAAAAATGGAGGTAGAGGCTATGACAGAAAAAAGAAGTCACAGTGTTCTGGCTCCTAGTTCAAAGGAATGGATACATTGTGGTTTTGCCACGAAGTTCCTCGCAACCAAAGAAGAAGAGACAAATGAAGCATCTGAATTTGGTACTGAGTGTCATGCATTAGCAGAGTTTTACATTAAAAAGTCTTTAAAACTTGAGGATTTTGATGAAAAACCAAAGACACTAGAAGAGTTAAAAAGCGGATTCAAACACTATGATGAAGAGATGGAGTCGCTTGCAAATTCATACGCAGATTACGTTATTCAAACTGTGGACTATGAAGAGAAACGTAATGGTAAAAAACCACTTGTATTCGTTGAGCAGTATTTAGAGATGGACTATGGTGGAGCCGATTTTGAAACTCATGGCACTGCTGATTGCATCATTATTTCTGGAGACACTTTAACAATAATTGACAACAAGACTGGTTTTATTCCAGTGAAAGTCATTGAAGAAAATGAACTAAATAGTCAATTAGGAATCTATGGTCTTTATGCATACAAAGTGTTCTCTGAAATCTATCCAATTAAAAAGATCAGATTTGTCATTTATCAAGAGCGAATTCATAACATTGATGACTTAACAATTGATATTGAAGATTTGCTTGAATGGGAAGTTTCAGTTTTAAGACCTGCAGCTAAAGAAGCACGAAATCCAAATGCCAAAGCTGTAAGTGGAAAATGGTGCAAATACTGTCCTGGAAGAGCGATATGTTTACAAAGAAAAGAATCAACTATCGATACTGTAAACATTGAGAAAAAGCCTGAATTAATGACGGATTCTGAGATTGAAGAGTTGCTTCCAAAACTAGATCAAATAATCGATTACTGTAATTCAATTAAAGAATATTGCTTAAAGAAGGCTGTTGAAAACAACAAGAAATGGAAAGGTTATGTCTTATCAGAGACAACGACCAAAAGAAAGATTAGTGATGAAGAAGCGGTAGCAAGGATTATTCAAGAAGCTGGATTTAATCCATATGCTGTTAAGAAATTACTATCAATTACCGAGCTTCAAAAGCTAGTTGGCAAGAATCAATTTAATGACTTAGTTGGTGCATATATCGTGAAACCAAAAGGTCAGCCTGTTTTAGTTCCTGAAACAAGAACAAATGAATCAACAGTGGAGGAAAAATAAAAATGTTGAAGATAGAAACTGGTCAAGAAATAAGACCATTAAAAGTAGTTATTTATGGTGCTGAAGGTATAGGAAAATCAACATTCGCATCACAATTTCCAGATCCTCTTTTCTTAGATACAGAAGGAGGAACAAGTAGTTTGAATATAAGACGTGTTAAGTGTGGCGAAGGCTGGGAATACTTACTCTCTTGTTTAGAAGAAATATTAAAAGAACCAAGCATCTGCAAAACAGTAGTGGTTGATACTGCTGACCGGGCAGAAGGATTATGCACTAAGTTTGTATGCGAAAAATATCGTAAGGCAAACATTGAAGAATTCGGATTTGGTAAGGGATATGTGTATTTATCTGATGAATTCTCTAAGTTATTGTCTTTGCTGGATAAGTTAATTGCTGCAGGAATCAATGCAGTAGTAATTGCTCATGGTAAGCCTAGAAAGTTTGAACTTCCAGAAGAAGCAGGACAATTTGATCGTTGGGAAATGAAACTCACAAAGCAAGTAGCACCTTTACTTAAAGAATGGTGTGACATGCTCTTATTCTGCAACTACAAAACTTATGTAGTAACAACTGAGAACAATACCAAAAAAGCACAAGGTGGCAAACGTGTAATTTACACATCTCACCATGCTTGTTGGGATGCTAAAAACCGTTATGGTTTACCAGATGAATTAGATTTAGATTTCAAAGGAATATCCCACTTATTTAAAACAAAAAGCCCACAAAAACCGCCTGTTTTGCAAGAAAAACAAGAAAGCGAACTTCTTATCAAAGTAAGAAAAATGATCGCAGACAGCGGCGTTTCTGAGGCTGACGTTGAAAGAATCGTAAGCGAAAAAGGTCACTATACTCCTGAACAACATTTAGAAGATTATTCAGAGGACTTTGTGGCTCGTTGGATTATTCCAAATTTCAAGAAAATCGTAGAACAAATATCAAAAGCAAAAGGAGATAAATAATTATGGATACAAATAATATTAATCAAATAATGGATTGGGAAGACTCTCTTTCTAACGATGGTAATGAACTAGTATTGCTTGAAGAAGGCGATTATAACTTTGTTGTCACAAACTTTGAGCGTGGCAGATTTCCTGGTGGCCAAAAGATACCAGCTTGTAATAAAGCAACTATCACAGTGCAAATCACAAGTGATAATGGGTTGACTTCAATTAAGTTTGATTTGCTTCTTCATAGAAGTGTTGAATGGAAACTATCAGCTTTCTTTAGATGTATCGGTCAAAAGAAGCATGGTGAAAAGGTAACAATGAACTGGAATAAAGTGGTTGGTTCTCAAGGCAGAGCTCATGTTACACAAAGAAAATATACAAATAATTATGGTGAGGAAAAGACTATAAACGACATCAGCAGATTCATTGATTTTGATCCTAAATTCTTTGAAGGCGAAAGCCCTACATTTGTTGAAATAACTAACAATGACGATCTTCCATTTTAAGGAGGTCTAACACATGTATTCGTTAAGACCTTATCAAGAAGATGCAGTACAAGCTGTGCTTGGTGAGTGGGATGAGGGGCATAAGCATACATTGCTCGTGCTCCCTACAGGCACAGGTAAAACTGTAGTCTTTTCAAAAATAATAGAAACAAAAGTCAATGATGGCAAGCGTGCATTAGTTCTTGCTCATCGTGGTGAATTATTAGATCAAGCACAACAAAAACTCTTACTTACATCTGGTTTGACTGCTTCGCTTGAAAAGGCAGAGTCAACTAGTGTTGGAAGTGAAGAGCCTGTAACAGTTGCATCTGTTCAAACATTATCACAAGAAAGAAGACTCACTAAATTTCCTAAGAATTACTTTGATGTAATAGTGGTAGATGAGGCACATCACGCCATGAGCGATACATATCAAAGAATACTTACACATTTTGATGCGGATGTTTTAGGTGTTACAGCAACTCCAGATAGAGCTGACCAAAAAAATCTCGGTCAATATTTCGATTCAAAAGCTTATGAATATACATTGCACCAAGCTGTAAGAGATGGATATCTATGCCCTGTCAGAGCTCAAATGATACCTCTTGAATTAGACATTAGAAATGTTGGTCTATCAAATGGCGATTATGCGGTCGGTGAGATAGGAAGTTCGCTTGAACCTTACCTAAATCAAATCGCACTTGAAATGCTTAATTATTGTAAAGGCAGAAAAACAGTAGTCTTCTTACCTTTGGTAAAAACATCACAAAAGTTCTGTGAATTACTTAATTTACATGGTTTAAATGCTGTTGAAGTAAATGGAAACTCAAAAGACAGAGAACAAATATTAAAAGACTTTGAAGCTGGCGAATATGAGGTTCTTTGTAATTCAATGCTTTTAACTGAAGGTTGGGATTGTCCAGATGTCGATACCATTGTTGTTTTAAGACCTACAAAGATTAGAAGTTTATATCAACAGATGGTTGGACGTGGTATGAGGCTTGCTCCAAATAAAAAAGAGTTATTGCTTTTGGATTTCCTTTGGATGACAGAACGTCACGATCTATGTAGACCTTCAGCTCTTATTTCAAGAAATGATGATATTGCGAAACGCATCGACAAAATGATGATGAACAATGAATCAGGCATAAACATTCTTGATGCAGAAGAACAAGCAGGTAAAGACATCGTTCGTGAACGTGAAGAAGCACTAGCAAAACAACTAGCAGAAATGAAGAAAAGGCAAAGAAAACTTGTCGATCCACTTCAATACTCATTATCAATTTCAGCTGAAGACTTGGCAGATTATACACCAACATTTGCATGGGAGTGTGGACCTGTTACTGAAAGCCAAAGAAATGCTCTCGAGAAGTTTGGAATCTATCCTGATGAAATCGAAAACTGTGGCAAAGCCTCACTAATATTAACAAAGTTAATAAACAGAAAAGAAAATGGTCTTGCAACACCAAAGCAAATCAGAGCTTTAGAAAAATATGGATTCTACCATGTTGGTTTATGGAGCTTTGATGCGGCAAGCAAAATGATATCAAGAATAGCAGATAACAGCTGGCAAATTCCTAGAGGAATTGATGTTAAAACTTATCAACCAGCGTAAGGAGGCAACATATGGAAAGTAATAATTTATTAGAGGCACTTAAGTGTATCGATGTTGCTTCTTTATCTTACCAAGAATGGATAAACGTGGGTATGGCTCTCAAAAATGAGGGCTATTCCTGCGATGTCTGGGATGAGTGGTCTAGAAACGACACAAGATATAAACCTGGTGAATGTGAAAGAAAATGGTCTGGCTTTAGTGGTTCATCAAATCCTATTACTGGTGGAACAATCGTTCAAATGGCCAAAGACAGAGGCTATATTCCTTTCAGATTTGAAAATGATGGATGCTTAGATTTTGGTGATGTCATTGAATACGATGGCGATGGAACAACACTTGAAATCCATAAAATTGAAACACCAGTAGAACAGCTAATTAAATACATAGAAACTCTATTCAACGAAAACGAATATGTAGGATATGTTACGAATGATGTATGGCAAGATACCGATGGAAAATATATGCCATCAAAAGGCAACTTTGATAGAACTGCTGGTGAGCTTATTGAATCTCTTAAAAAATATCCAGACGATTTAGGAGCAACAATTGGTGACTGGAAAAATGAATGTGGTGCTTGGATAAGATTTAATCCTGTTGATGGAAAAGGCGTAAAGAATGAAAATATCACTCGTTTTACTTATGCATTAGTTGAATCAGACGATATGCCACTCTCTGAACAAGATGCTCTTTATAGAAAATTTGAACTTCCCATTGCATGTTT